GGCTTCTCCATCACTGAAGAAGCTATTGAAGATAACTTGTATGACTCTCTGTCATCTCGTTATACGAAGGCATTGGCTCGTGCGATGGCGTACACTAAGCAGGTTAAAGCGGCTTCAGTTTTGAATAACGCTTTCGCCGCTGGCACTACTTACGGTGATGGAACGACTCTGTGTTCTACAGCGCATCCACTCGTATCTGGTGGCTCTAACTCTAACCGTCCAACAGTTGCGGCTGACCTTAACGAAACTTCTTTGGAAGCGGCTGTTATTCAGATCGCAGGATGGACTGACGAGCGTGGTCTTTTGATCGCCGCTAAGCCTCGTAAGCTGATTATTCCACCAGCATTGCAATTCGTTGCAACTCGTTTGTTGGAAACAGAAGGCCGCGTTGCTACAGCAGATAACGATCTCAACGCACTGCGTTCAAATGGCTCGATCCCAGAAGGTTACTCAGTCAACCACTATCTGACTGATACTAACGCTTGGTTCTTGCTAACTGACGTACCTAACGGCCTCAAGCACTTTGTCCGTACACCGATGTCTACATCTATGGATGCTGATTTCGATACAGGCAACAGCCGCTACAAGGCTCGTGAGCGTTACTCATTTGGTGTCTCTGACCCACTGGGTATCTTCGGTTCACCGGGTGCATAAGTAGCTTTTAAGCTACAACTAAGGGGGAGCTTCGGCTCCCCTTTTTATTTGTTGACTTGTTATAGTGTGCAGTGTTAAAACGTGAGTATCTCGGGACAAATGGTGTTGTTGACAGGCCCGACTGACGACAAGCAGACGACAACACCGAACTCGCTTGTGAGGACAATCTAATGGCATCAACTACCTTTTCAGGTCCAGTCACTTCTACGGCTGGCTTTATCTCAGGTTCTGGTTCACTCGTAACTGTAGACGCAAATGTTACGTTAACTGCGGCTTCAAACGCAGGTCGTACAATGTTGCTGGACGTAGCGTCTGGAGCAACGGTAACACTCCCTGCCGCTACTGGTACGGGTAATGTTTACAAGTTTTTCGTGAAAACGACTGTAACTTCAAACGACTACATCATTCAGGTTGCGAGCGCAGACGACACAATGGCTGGAATTGCGATTGTAGCTAACGATGGTGGGGACACAGCATCTATCTTTGAAACTGCGGCAGATTCAGACACCATCACTTTAGATGGCTCTGCGACTGGCGGTATTTTAGGTGGTCAAATTGAACTTCAAGATGTAGCTTCAGGCGTTTTTTCAGTAGCTATTCGTCAAGCGGCGACAGATACAGAAGCAACTCCGTTCTCTGCGGCAGTATCGTAAGAGGTGAGCTATGGGCAAGTTAAACAGCAAGGTGCTAAATAAGGCCGCCAAGCCTAAAAAGGCTCCTGCCAAAACGGTTTCTAAAAAGAAACCTGCGGCTAAAAAGGAGAAGTAATTATGTCTAGTTCGGACATTCAAGCGGCGTTTATTGAAGCGGCGGCGGCTGACGCGGACGGTATCGCCACGGCGATTAACTTATCCGAAGCCGGTGATCTGACTATTGATGGAGCGCTTGCTTCTGGGGGTTCAGTAACGTTTGACCAGCCACGCAACGTAACAATTACTTCTACCGGTGATGACACTGGTGTTACGTTTACTGTGACTGGTACAGATGAGACTGGCGCGGCGCAAACTGAAGCAATTACTGGTGTAAATGCTGGTGCGGCAACTGGGACTAGCTACTTTGCTACAGTCACACAAATTGCCGCTAGTGGTGCTACTGATGGTGACGTTACTGCTGGGTCTGGTACTGCTATTGCGGCAGTAATTTTCCGTGGACCTTTGAGACTACGCGGTATGTACGTCGTTAACTCTGGGACCGCCGGGACTATTACTTTCCGTGAAACATCATCTTCTGGGCCAATACGTATGCAATACAATACAACTGGCACAGATGGTAGCACTGAGTTCCCGTCAATCCCCGATTACGGTATTTTGCACAAAGGCGGAGGGTATGTGTTGTTTTCGCAAGCAAATCTATCCTCAATGACATTGTTCTTTAGCTAAGGGCTAGCGATGCGTGCTTACTACAAAAGTGGCGGCGGGGTGAAGAAAAGCCCTGCTTGGCAACGTAAAGAGGGTAAGAGCGAGTCTGGCGGGCTGAATAAGAAGGGCGTTGAAAGTTATCGTAGGGAAAACCCCGGCAGTAAACTTAAAACCGCCGTGACTACGAAGCCCAGTAAGCTCAAAAAAGGCTCTAAGGCCGCGAAACGTCGTAAGTCGTTTTGTGCTCGTATGGAAGGCATGAAGAAAAAGAACACAGGTTCAAAGGCGGCGAAAGATCCAAATAGCCGTATTAATAAGAGCCTGCGGAAGTGGAATTGCTAATGGCTATTAATAGGAGCAACCTAATGAAGGAAATGACAACACCCCCAATGCCTAAGAAAAAGAAGTCCAAAATGCGGCAACGTATCAGTGGTCGTGACGGCTCGTCCGCAATGTTTGATACCGCTGAGCAGACTAAAATGAATGAAATGATGAAAAAGCGTAAGCCTCGTCCTGCACCTGAAGAGCCTGTTGATGGCATGATGATGGGCGGCAAGGTCAAGGGCTACAAAGCCGGTGGGGGCTTGAAAATGGTCGAGAAAAACGGTGAACAAGTCCCGTTTTATGCGGCTGACGGTGTTGGCAAAATGAAAGCTGGCGGCAAAGTTAAAATGAAATCAGGCGGCAAAGTTCGTGGCGCAGGTTGCGCTCAACGTGGCGTACGCCCTGCTAAAATGAGGTAGTGGCTATGGCTGAGAGTAGTAAAACACGGGCTGTATCCACAACTTTGTTGCCCGGGGATAAAAAAGAGACTGAGCTTAAGAAGTATAAACCCAATAAGAACTCTCGTACTGGGGTTTCGCAAAGGCTTGTTGGGTTTACAGGAGACGAAGTAAATACGGATGGTGAGTATTATGAAGGCGGACGCGGTATGACTGTGTCTCCAAAACGTACTACAAAAGCCGCGAGTAATTTACGTAGCGCAGGGCGCGGTAAAAAAGAAGAAAAGAAAAAATACAAGAGTGGCGGCAAAGTTCGCGGTGCTGGCATGGCTAGAAAGGGCGTTCGTCCCTGTAAGATGCGATAATGCGTAGGTATTACAAAAATTCAGACTGCGGATGCTCTTCCTGTAAAGGTTACAAGAAGGGCGGCACCGTGAAAGACGCGTGTTATAGCAAAGTTAAGGCTCGCTATAAAGTTTTTCCGAGTGCTTATGCTTCTGGAGCAATAGCAAAATGCCGGAAGGTAGGCGCTAAAAACTGGGGCAATAAGAGTGGCCGTTCGTAAAACCGCTAAAGGAGCCGCGTTAAAACGTTGGTTTAAAGAAGATTGGAAGGACGTACGTACGGGCAAGTCAGGCGGTCGAAAGGAAGGCGAAAAACGAGGCACGCCATATTGCCGCCCTACGAAAAAGGTGTCGAGCAAAACTCCGAAAACTGCATCAGAGATGACAGCGGCGGAGAAAAAGAAACGCGTAGCCCAGAAAAAACGTCTGGGACAACCAGCGGGCAAACCCAAACGGGTAGCACCACTTAAAAGGAAGAAATGATGGCAACATCAGGTACTACAGACTTCAACATGGACTTCACGGAAATCGCTGAAGAAGCGTGGGAACGTGCTGGTCGTGAGATGCGTTCTGGGTACGACTTACGTACTGCGCGTCGGTCTATGAATCTGATGACTATCGAATGGCAAAATCGCGGCATTAACCTGTGGACAATTGACGAAGGCGTAATCAGTTTGACGCAAGGTACGGGGCAATACGATTTGCCAGCGGATACCATTGATTTGTTAGAACAGGTAATTCGCACCAACGCAGGTAACGCCGCAACACAATCAGACCTTACCATAAGTCGTATTAGTGTGAGTACGTACGCGTCAATCCCTAACAAGTTAACACAAGGTCGTCCGATTCAAGTGTGGATTGAAAGACTGCGGGATAACCCACGGATTAACGTGTGGCCTGTGCCCGATAGTGATAATTACGTATTTAAGTATTACAGAATGCGCCGTATCCAAGATGCTGGCGCGGGCGCAGAAACAGCGGATATGAATTTTCGTTTTCTCCCATGTCTGGTTGCTGGATTGGCGTACCATATTGCTATGAAAGTGCCCGAGTTGGCGCCTCGTATTGATATGTTGAAGCAGGAATATGAAGCACAGTTTATTTTAGCGGCAGGAGAAGACCGAGAGAAAACACCATTCCGTTTTGTCCCTATGCAGATGAGGATTTAGGGTGAGTAATCGGTTTGCTTCTGCTCGGAAAGCTATCGCAGAGTGCGATGTATGTGGGTTCCGATACAGATTACGTGAGCTACGTAATCTGATTGTTAAAGGACGTGACACGAATTTAAAAGCGTGTCCAGAGTGTTGGAATAGCGATCATCCGCAGTTGAAATTGGGTATGTATCCTGTGAATGATCCCCAAGCAATACGTGATCCACGCCCAGATTTTGCGGGGTACGCACAGAGTAGGGCACAAATTATTCCTGTAACTCAATTAGTAGGTACAGGGTTTGTAGGACGAGTAACCGTTACAACGGAGTAAGTTATGAAAGAGCCGAAAGTAGTAAAAGACAAAGGTGTACAGCCTTATAAAGGCGCTCCAAAGCCTGATATGTCTGGGGTTAAGACCACAGGTATTAAGGTTCGTGGCACTGGCGCGGCAACTAAGGGCACTATGGCCCGTGGACCAATGGCGTAAGTTATGAACTACACCGAGTTGAAAACAAACATCGAAGACATTTGTGAAAACTCGTTTACAGATGATCAACTCGCTATGTTCACGCAACAGGCTGAGCAGAAGATTTACAACACTGTTCAGATTCCTGCTTTGCGTAGAAATCAAACGGGTGTATTAACTGCGGATAACAAGTATCTATCGACGCCTTCTGACTTCTTGTGGAGTTATAGCCTTGCGGTCATTGACGGTGCAGGTGCATATCATTATTTGTTAAATAAAGATGTTAATTTTATGCGCGAAGCCTACCCAACACCTACAGTTACTGCTTTACCTAAGCATTACGCTTATTTTGATGATAATACGTTTATTGTTGGGCCAACTCCTGACGCTGATTATTCTGTCGAAATACACTACGGGTACTACCCAGAATCTATTGTGACGGCGGGGACTACATGGCTCGGAGATGAGTTTGATAGCGCGCTCCTTAACGGCGCGTTAGTAGAAGCAATTCGTTTTATGAAAGGCGAAGCAGACATCGTGCAGATGTACGAGCGTTTGTATGTCCAAGCTATTGGACTGTTGAAAAATCTGGGCGATGGTAAACTTAGAGAAGATGCCTATCGTTCTGGGCAATTTAAAACTACGGTAGGTTAAGGAGATTAACTATGGCTATTTCTAGCTCAACGCTAACTACATCTTTCAAGCAAGCGTTGCTTGATGGTGAAATGGATTTTAGTTCGGATACATCACAAGTGTTTAAGATTGCGCTCTATACATCAGCCGCAACACTGGACGCAGACACCGCCGCATATACTGCTAGTAATGAGGTTGCTAACGGTGATGGGTACACCACAACGGGTAATACACTGACTATTTCTACTAACCCGACAAATGGAGGGTCAGGTACGGTTGTGTATTTAAGTTTTGCTAACACTACTTGGTCTGCGGCATCTATTACGGCGCGTGGGGCGTTGATTTACCAGTCTGGTGGGTCTAATCCTTCTGTTGCGGTAATTAACTTTGGGGCGGATAAAACGTCTACTTCTGGTGACTTTACTATCCAGTTTCCAACGGCTGACGCAACCAACGCGATTATTCGGATTGCGTAAGTAGTAACGTATGGCATCGTCAACACTTTATGAAGGTTGGGGTCGCGCAAGCTGGGGGCAAGGCTCTTGGGGTGATCCAATTCTCATCATTAGTATTGATGGTGTTGAGGCGACTACAAGTTTAGGAACGGTCACTGTAACAGGTGCCGCTACTGTAGTCCCAAGCGGAATAGAATCGGGTACTAGTGTTGGCACTGTTACTGTTGTCGCTGAAGCGAACGTATCGCCTGATGGTATCGAATCAACCGCGAGCACAAATGATGTAACCGTCGTTGCTGAAGCGAATGTATCGCCTACCGGTATTGAAGTAACTGCGAGCACGAATGATGTAACCGTCGTTGCTGAAGCGAACGTATCGCCTGATGGTATTGAATCTTCTGCTTTACTAGGAGATGTCGCAGTTTCTGGCGCATCAAACGTCACACCTAGTGGCATAGAAGTTGGAACTACCGTTGGAGACGTTACTGTCGCATTGGGCGCTACAGTATTCCCGACAAAATTAACAGCAACAACAACGTTAGGTGATGTCGAAGTTTCAGCAAACGCA